GAGGATGAGGATGAGGATGAGGATGAGGATGAGGATGAGGATGAGGATGAGGATGAGGATGAGGATGAGGATGAGGATGAGGAAGAGGAAGAGGAAGAGGAACACCAGAAGGAACAACAGGAATACCAGAAGGAGTAACAACAGAAGGAGTAACAACAGGAACACCAGAAGGAGCAGTAGCAGGTTCATCAGCATGAACACCAGAAGGATCACCAGAAGGAGGAGGAGAATGAGGAGGAGGAGAATTACCAGAAGGAGAAATACCATAAGGAGCATCAGCAGGAATACCAGAAGGATCACTAGAAGGATGAGCACCAAACTCTGGATTTTCTTTATTTAATTGATCTTGACGAGACTTAAATAATTTAAAAACAATTTCTCTAGTATTATTTGCATATTCTTTTAATTCCTCTTCTTGTAATATTTTACCATTTAACACAAATTGCTTAGTTATTTTATTAAATTCTGCTTGTCTTGGATCTCGGAAACCTTCTACTCCTTTAGCTTTTATTCTTATAGTTACATATGTTTTATCATCACTTATTTCTGCATTTACATCCTCGAATTCTATATTATGTGTATTTAAATCTTTCTTCATTTGTTCAATTATTCTTGATTTGTCCTCTTCATTAAAAATATTGCTATCGTATAATTGTTCTGTATTAGTAATTATTTCTTTTTCTTTTTCTATTTTAATATCATTATTATTAATACCTGTATCATACATTTCTATATTTTTAATAATTTCTTGAATTTCTTTTTTAGAATTATCTTTTAATTTTTGTATGCTTGAAATATTTTTACTATAATTTATATTAATAAAATTTATTAATAATTTTTTAATATTATTTATTATTATAATTAAAAATTCAGAAATATCTGTTTCATTTTCACTTTTATTAGTTAAATTTTTTATCTTATTTAAAGCATCTTCTATATTTTTCTTAATTTTATTCATACTTTTTTCATCATATTTATTAATTTCATTACTTTCAATTGATATAAAATTTTCGATTGCTTTAAGATATTTCTCGGTACTTTTATGATTTATTGCTTTTTTTTGAATATATTCAACTTCTTCATCAAATGTGTTCAATAAAATATCTTGCCATGATTTCACTGACCAACTTTCTATTCTATTTTTAAATGATAATATATTTTTTTTCAAAGAAGTTACATCTAATACATTTTTTTTATCAATATTAAAAGTTACAATCAAATTATTTAAATTATTTAAATTTTTTGTTATATTATTTTTTAAAAAAATTTCATCTATTTCATCATCAATACTTAATTTTTCAAATTCTTTAAAATCCTTATTAATTTTTATATCTTTTTCATTATTATCATATGTAAAAAAATGTAAATATTTTGCAATTTGTTTTAACTCTATTTGTTGTGTTAATACACTATCTTTGTTAATTAATTGTAATATGGTAATAAAATATTTTTTAAATAAGTTTTCATAAAATTCTTTATTAATTAATGTTAAATATCTAGACTTATCATAATCGCTTGACATAGAAAACTTTCCAAATTTATTATTTAGAAAATTTTCTACAGATCTAATTTTATTTAAAAAATTTAAACATAAATATAATATTTTTTCCTGTCTTTTTATAAATATTTTTTCATATTTTTCGATAGCATTATTAATATCATTTAATTGATATGTAAATGAGTATTTAACTTCCTCTTTAACTTCCTCTTTATCTGCTCCACCACCTACATTTTTCTTCTTATTAATATTTTTTTTTGATATATAAATTTCAACCGGTTTTCCATTATATTTAATATATTGCTTATTTTTTTCAGTAAATATATAATAATTTCTATTATTTATTTTTATCTTATGATTTGTTTTAATCATCATAATATAAATTATTAAATCTATACTATTATATATTAATATAAAATAGATTTATTAATAAAAATATATAAAAGTATGCTATTATATTAATAAATAAGTACAAATGGACATCGAAAATACAGAGGTTAATAATGATAATGTAGATGAAAAATTAGAAAAAAAAAGTTGCGCAGACACTAAAAAAGTTCTATCTATATTTAAATCATATATTGATGAAAATAAAACATATACACAAGATGAGTTAAAAAAAATGATAGTTCTTTCTTATAAAGAAGCTATAAAAAAAAATAAAAATAAATCAAAGTCTAGTGATGGAGAAAATTCTGTTAAAAGAGAACCTACAAAATATAATATTTTTATTAGAGAAGAAATGCTAAAACTAAAAGAAACAAACGCTAATATTCCATATAAAGATCTAATGAAAATGGCTGCTAAAAATTGGAATGAACATAAAAATAATTAAATTATACATTAGTGCTTAATAAATATAATAAAAAGGCTGCTATTGCTAAAATTAAATAAATTATAATTATAATACCTGCAGATATTACAGGAGATAGTATTATTGCAATAAATATATTTACTATTATAGTTATAAATATTAATAAAAATACGGGAAAACCCTCAAAATCTTCTATTGAATTACTCGATGTCATTAAATCAGATAAATTAGGAAATATTGAATTATTAGTATTATTAGTATTATCAATATTATTAACTATATTTATAGAACTTGAACTCTTTGTTGAATCTTCTTGTATATTATTTTCTAATCTATAATTTAAATCTTGTTCTAATTTTTCACATGTTGAATTAATATTATTTAACTTATTACTTAAATTTGCACAATTTACAGGTTGTTCAGTCATTATTTATAATATTTATTCTTCTATTATATTATATTCTTATTTTTTCTTTGATTTTAGAAATATAATTTTTATAAATGTGTAATATAAAGCAATACATAGCTTATATAATATATTCTATATTATTTGTATCATAATTACACATAAGTATATTACTTCATCCTGAAAAAAACTATATCCTATTCTGCAACACATTTTAAAATTTTCTTGGAAAAAGAAAAATCATATTTATAATTCTACTATATTACACATATCAAAATAGATAATATAAATTATTATTTTTTACTTTTAGAATATAAAGTGTTGATAAAGTATATATAAATAGATATTAATAGTCCAAATATAATTAAATAAAACATAGTTCTTTTATTTCTTTTATTTTTATTAGATATTCCTCTTCCTCCTTTAAAATTTTCAAAAAAATATTTAGAAGTTTCGTTATTATATTTTTGCATTATATAATATAATATAATATATTCTAATATAATATAATATAATATAATATAATATTAGAATATATGTCTAGTATTGTAGAAACATTTGCTATAATATTAACAATAATTATTTGTACTACTATTTTAATATGGTTTATTAATAAAAATAATAGTTTAGATATTAATTATAATAATGTGTATGTATCCACAGAAAAAAATAAAAATATACAAAAAAATGATAGTGATAAATGTACTACTACATGCGATTCTCTAGATCCTGTAAGTGACCCTAGATATAATATGCAACAAATTATAAAACAATCAATATTATTAGAAGAACATTTAACAAATAAAAATAAAAGATGTCGAGATTGTATAACTAAACATTTTTTACATATTATTGGATTAGCAGAGGAAGCAGAAATGTTAGCAACTAAAAATATTAATAAATATCCATTAATAAGTGAATCAGTTATATTATATAATGAGTTATTTAAAATATGGATTAAAAATAAACATTTAAATAATAGCAATGAAGATTATATTTTATATTGTACAGATAAATTACGCAATCATAGAAAACAATTAATAGTAATCTATTTTTTTAATGAAAAATATAATAATTTAGAAGATAAAATATAGAGTTACAATAGTTACGATAGTTACGATAGTTACGATAGTTACGTTAAATATTTAATAGTTTTATTATTCATTGCGTGATTTAATACATTTTTTATAACAATAATTGCACTATTATGAGCATCTAAATGATGAGGATGTATTTCCGATCCCATTTCAATATTAGGATATGAACAAGGAAATGTAGTAGCATAGGTATTTGCTATAGAATAAATTGCTACGTCTGCTACTATTTGAAATTCACATGATAAAAAATTATATTTTCCATTAATATAAAATTTATTTACTAATTTTTCAGCACCTTTACGCGATATTATATACATGCCTGCACATGGAAGTAAATATTTCCATTTTATAAAATTTATTTTATTTTTAATCAAGAATTCACTATATAATGTTTCTATAGTATTACCATAAGAAATACATAATTGCAATATTTCTAAATCATCTGGTGCATCTTCTATAAGAGTTTTATAATCAATATTATATGGAATAATCATATCATCTTCCATTATCACAAACCATTCATTATTTGTATTTTTAAGTCCTTCTATCATCGCTTTAATATGACTAGATATGCATGCGAACTCATATTCACAATTTATACATCCTGGATGTTTGCATGTTAAAGGGCGTTTATTTTCAAGAACATCATTAAAATCATTAGGTGTAATTGCAGGTACTCTTACATTATTAATATTTTTTTCTTTAAATTGATTTTCCATAAATGTTCTTCTATTTGAACTTTTATCTAAATTAATCCAATAATGTATCATAATATTATTATATTTGATGTTAAATCTTATATATTTTACTAAATATTTCATACATATATTAATTTCATGTATATATTTTTATTGTGGTATAGTAGTTATATTATTTTTGTTATTATAAGGTAAATGAAGTTGGAACTTAGAAAATTTGATCCTGCTAAAATTAAAAGTGATTCAGTTGTTGTATTTATTGGAAAAAGAAATACAGGAAAGAGTTATTGTATGAAAGATATAATGAGTTATAATAGAGATATTCCTGTAGGTGTTGTTGTTTCTCCTACCGAAAGAGCAAATGGATATTTTGAAAAATTTATTCCTAAAATGTTAATATATGATGATTTAGATGAAAAGATAGTTAGTAAATTTTTATCAAGACAAATAAATATTACAAAAGATAGAAAAAAGGAGTTAGAGAAGCATGGTTCATCAACTATAGATCCTAGAGCATTTTTGATATTAGATGATTGCATGTATAATAAAGCAGTTACAAAAGATAAAAATATTAGATGTATTTTTATGAATGGTAGGCATTACAAAATATTTTTACTTATAACTATGCAACATGGTTTAGGTTTACCTCCTGATCTTCGCTCAAATATAGATTATGTATTTATATTTAGAAATAATATTGTTAAAGAAAGAGAGAAAATATATAATCATTATGCCGGTATGTTTCCAACATTTGATGTATTTAATCAAGTTATGAATCAATGTACAGAAAATTTTGAATGTCTTGTTATAGACAACAAAATACAATCTAATAATATAAATGATAATGTATATTGGTACAAGGCACAAGATAGTAACTATAAAATGTGTTCTCAGAATTTATGGGATATGCAAGCTATTCAAGATCAACGCGATTTAATGGGAATTAATGATAATGAAGAAGAAGATACAGAGGATTTTGATCCAGGTGTCTTTATGAAAAAAAAAAATTCTAAAATAATTAAAGTTAAAAAAAATCAAAAATATTAATATAATCAAAAAAACGATAATTGTTTCTTACTTTTTACATTTGTATTATCTATGTGTATTTCTTTAACATTACTTTCTTTTTTGTATTCTTCTGTACTATTAATGTTATCTTCTTTATCAAATACTTTATATTTTTTTTCATTATAACTATCTGCTTTATCCTCTTGAAATTCTTTTTTAATATTAATAGGAAATATGTATCTTTCTTTATATTTCTCTTTCTCATTTTCATCTTCTCTAGTAATTGTATTTTTTTGAATTTTTTCTTCTTTTTTATAAAGCGAACTTTCTTCATAGGATTTAGAAAATTCATTTTTATATCCATTATCTTCTTTATTATTTAAATCTAAAATATTTTTATTAGAATCATAATTTAATTTTTCTTTAATAAATGCTATTTTGTCTATTTCTTTAATATTTTCTCTTCTTTCTTGTATTAAATTTTCTTCAGATAGTTTTTTTATATTTTTTGCATCTTCATA